CACCTGATGGTCCGATATTGGCAATAAGTTTTTAACGTCTTCGCTGGGATCGTCCAGTGGGACCACCATGTCTTGGTGGCTGCCAAACAAGCTTTTAGTAGTAATTGTGTCCCCGGTTTCGTGTGTGGGATATTTGTTTCTTCTTTGTTTAGCCATTTGATTCCCTCTAAAAAAAAATAAGCCCCTTTTATTAGCTGTGCTAACTAGGTGGGGCTAGGCCTTTTTTAACAGTAATGAATCTTATTGATTAAAACGGAACCTCTTCCTTTTCGGCCTCCACAGAGCTAGGTTCTGCCTCTGGCGTGGCCGCTCCTCCACCATTGCTGCCCTTTGGGCCTAGGGAAATTTCATCAGCCATAACGCAAATGGAATTCCTCATGACGCCGTTTTTATCTTCATAGTCGTCAATCTTAAGTTTTCCTTGTACGCCCACAAGGAGTCCCTTAGTTAGGTGCGGACTGAGGGCGTCTGCCATCTTTCCGAAGCATAACACGTTGAGAAACAGCGTGTCGTCACTTCTCCTATCGTTGACCGCAATGCGAAACTTTGCCATAGAAGTTCCTTTTTGAGTCACGCTAGCTTCCGCGTCTCTGGTTAAACGGCCACATCCGGTCCAAGAATTAATATTCATGCTTTTAGATCTCCAATGCTGAACGAATCTTTCCACGTACTACTTGACTATTACCGCGATTTGAGCAAGCTCTGGTGGCTTGGTACAAGTTTTCAGTGAAGGTCTTGGTAAGACCAAGAGCCTTGCCTGCCTGTTGAGTGCCACGCTTGTTGGAAGCATAAACACCCTTACCTTGCCTGTAAGCAACCGCCGTGACCGGATTGAGGGAGACCCCCTTGACCCTGCCACGCTTTCCTGTCGCTGTCACAGTCTGGGAAGGGCTAACCTCCCAATTGTATGTGGACGACGTTTGCGAAAGCTTACTGTAAAATTCCACATTCCTCATTTACTTCCTCCTTCTAAAATCCTTGGCTGCGTTTCAACATTAAGTTCTTCAACACCATGCTGAAGGTATTCACTCAAAGTTTGGATATCAGCCTCAATCTTCGTCTTCTGCGCCTGAAGCTCCCCTAGCTGCTGCTGTACGTTTTGTAGGTGGGCTTCTGCCATCTCTCTTATCGCCATTTTGTGGTCCCTCTCTCCAGAATAAATCGGTTGTGTCATCTTATTATAGCATCCCAACGGTCAAAACGCAACCGTTTTTGTGGTTTTTAATCAATTTATCCCCATGCTTTCGTTGGTTTTTTTTATGCTGTCCTCTTGCCCACAGTGACGCATGGATGATCTTATAGCGTCGATAGTTTCTGGGACAACATCGCTTTCCTGATGAACAGCTTGAAGATAAAATAGCTTGTTTCCCCAAACCCCAACCCCCTCATCCCACACACACACTTCTGGCATGTCTCCTCTAGACCTGCCTATATCCTTGGCGTACTCTATAATTTCTGCTGTAGACCTGATCCCGTCTGAATTTTTTACGACGCGAACTCTCGTGGTGTTTTCTAGCAGGTCTAAGACATCTTCTGCTGTTGCAGGGTTTCTAAGATCGACGGTCAGGCTGTGCATGTGCATGATGGTTGTGGGAACATGTACCGATGTGGTAAAAACTGTAAAATCAGGAAGAACTGTGCGGACATCTGGGCCATGATGGGATGGTAGCTCTAACGCGGGAACGATTGCGTTTATTGGGCCGTGATAAATATCCCAAGGGTCTGCTGCCCGTCTAATCATAGTTGCATGAACGTTGTCTATCCCGTACTCCTCGTGTACGGCGTGTAGGGTTCGGCAAAGACCCGTGGTGTTGCAGCTTACCACTCTTATGTAATCTTCACCAAATACCTCGCCATAGTTGCACTGAGCCACAAAGCTGGCCCCTATTTCTGGTTTTTCTCCCCCTTGAAAGACGGCCTTAACTTTATGCTCAGTGTATTTGCGTTTGTTCTTTTTGCCGACGCCCTTGGGGGTGCAATCACATACTATATCGCATTCCTCCAGAAGGTCTGTTATTTTCCCAGACAGGCAGACCCCATTCCTTTTTAGATCCGTTCCAAGGTGGTCAGCCGAGAAAATGTTTATCCCTTTATTTATGGCAGACTTTATCCGGTAATTAAACGTGTTCCCGGCTATGCCAACCAACTCCATATCGTCTTGCAAAAGAGTGGTGTCGGCAACCCTCTTGCCTATCGTCCCGTACCCTACAACGCCGACCTTAATCACAGTTCGCCCTTGGTAAGAAAGTTCATAATGTTTGTATGCGTCCAGCCTTCCTTGTACTCTCCGTCAGTTGCCAAGTAAGCAAGCTCAAGGTATTCGGTCTTCATGACAATTAGTATCTTTGCAATAAGCTCTACGTTTTCTTTTTTGATACATTCTTGTATCAGGTGGGCTACTTGGTTGAGTTCTTTCTGATTATCTTCCGGTTCTTCTTGTTGGTGCATTGACATCTCGATTAAAGCCTTTCCATGGAAGATAATGGAACTATGTAATTCAAAGGCTTATTCCTACCGTATTGCTTTTTCTTTTTCTTTTCATCAAAATTAGAACGGGTAATTTGCCCGAGCACGTCTACCTCGTTTCTGTTAAGATCAAACCTTACCAGAACATATGAGTTTGGAGGAATTCTTCTCTCGTATTCCCCTACCGGGATTTTAAGTTCCGGCTCTCCTGCTCCCATATAGGTAATAGTTTTAACCTCAACACCATCAAAGTCCTGACCGCCGTCTCTCACGGCATAGATTTCTTCGTCTACGTCTTCGCCAGTAACTAACGAGTAGCCTAGCTCTCCTATCACTCCCAAAAAATGAGCCATGTATTGAAAGTCTACCTTGAACTTATCAGACATTTTGCTCTTGTTTTCGTTACGAAACTTTTCCGTGGTATTGTTTCTAAACGAGCTATGCTTTGCGTCGTGACGACGCATAGCTAGATCTAAAGCGTACTCTAATTGTTCTTTATTGAGTTTGAATTTCATACAGCATCACGTTAGCCTCTTTAAACATTTCTCTGGATAATTTGAAATCGTCGCTCCATCTCTCGTTGGTTGTGACATACGATACCACTCTACCAAGGCCAGATTGTATAATCATGCTGGCGCATTGTGGGCATGGCATGAATGGGTATGTGTAAATTGTGCAGTCTACAATCTCCCCCGACGCGAACAGTATGGCGTTGCACTCAGCGTGTACTACCATTTTATATTTAGATTCCCGATTGTCAAGCCTTTTATCGTCAGAAATCCCTACTGGAAAACCATTATATCCAACAGAAACTACTCTCCTGCCACTGTTTACTATAACCGCCCCAACTTGGGTGGAGGGGTCTTTGGACCAGCTTGCTACTAATTCTGCCATATCTAAGAATCTTTTGTCCCACCGCGTTCCGCACAGATTAGCTTTCATGCTCAGTCCCTGTCATACTTGTCTGTTAATCTAACAATGTCATCCTCAGAGCAAATCCCGCACTGAGTCTCAAATATAGTGAGCGGAAAATTTCCTGTGTTCTTAATTTTGTGCTTCTCCCCCCTCGCTATGAGCAGGACATCTCCCGGCAAGGCTCCGCGTTCTTCATCTTCAATTGTAAAAACCCCCTGACCAGATGAGATATACCAAAACTCGTCCCTGCCGTGATGGTATTGATAAGATATTTCCTCTCCGGGGTTAATGTCAATTTTTTTAAACGTAACGGATGGAGACCTGTAGATATCTGTATAACTACCCCAAGGCTTTTTCACTAAAGTGTTGCCATTGAATAGCTGCATCCTTTCCATTACTTGCCTCCAATATCCTCTACGAGTTTGCCACTGCTTTGTATCTTGCCGCCACCCACATTGTATATCATCTCGATATGAAGGATGCTGCATACTCCATCTTCTGGAACATTTCCTTCTTTTCTATCCCCCCCATTTGCAAACACGTCAGGATGTATTCTTCTTAATGCTTCACATGCCGTGCCGTCACTATCGTCAACTAATGATACCGCATCCACGTAACGAAAACCCAACAAAATTTCTTTTCTTTCCTTAAGAGGCATGAATACATACCCCTTTTTTCGCGTTAACCACTCATCGCTGTTAAGAATAACAACCAGTTTACCACCCGCTCCAGCAATACTTTTTGCAGCCCTGATCATTCTCAGGTGGCCGACATGCAATGGATCAAACCCCCCGCTTATACATACAGTTCTCTTCTTCATCTCTCTATCTCCTTAGTACAAAAGTCGCGCACTTGGGAAGGTCTTTCAATGTTGGTGCTCCCACATATGCACAGGCACTCCTAATGCCACCCGCTACCTCCTGTAGCACGTTTTCAACTGGCCCCTTATACGGGACGCTTTTAATTATACCTTCTGAGGCTCTATAAGACCCCACGCCGCCGTTATGCTTGTCCATGGCAGCCTCGCTAGACATGCCATAGAACTTCAAGGATTTCTTCTTGTTCGGCGTCGAAGAAACCCCCCTCTCAATTCTCATGCCACACGGAGCATGTGTCCAGCCCTCATATTCCCACTCACCTTCACATTCTTCGGTTCCAGCCAGCATTCCACCCAGCATAACGAAATCTGCTCCAGCCGCAAATGCTTTGACGACATCTCCCGGTTCCTTACAGCCACCATCGGCACAGATAAGACCGCCTATTCCATGGGCGGCGTCAGCACATTCAATAATAGCCGACAACTGTGGGTATCCACATCCGGTTATTCTTCTGGTGGAACACACGCTTCCCGGCCCAATTCCTATCTTAATTATATCTGCTCCACCACTGATAAGCAATTCACTTACCATCTCTGGTGTACAGACATTACCTGCCATGATAACGGCGTCGGGGAAAAACTCCCTGCATCGTTTAACGTGGTCAACAAATACTTTCTGGTATCCATTAGCTACATCAATACATATCTTGTGTATTGGGTTTTCAGGAAGCATATCGTCAACAGTTAGTAATTTATCGACATCCTCTTGTTTGATACCAATAGTAAAGAAAGTGTCCAGTCTAGGTGCTTCGGTAAAGAAGTCTACTAACTCGGCTACATTATAGTACTTATGTAGACAGGTTTGCATGCCTTTTGGGCCAAGCTTTTCAGCCATAGCCATAGTTCCCACTGTGTCCATATTAGCGGCTACAATAGGAACAACAGCCTCTTTGACTGGAGCGTGAAGATAGCTATAGCTCTTTTCAATGCTCACTCCAGATCTACTAGTAAGAGTAGACCGCTTGGGCTTGATAAGAACATCGTCGAAGTCTAATTTAATTCCATCCGCTATAATAGCCATCCTAAATCCTTAATCGTCATATCTCATAAGTATAGAATCATACACGCTTCCATCTTGGGGGTTTGCTAGAGTTTTACCAAGAGATACACTCTTTCTAATTTGTAAATCTGTCGGGTGACTGCCTGTTATTTTATTTTTTAGGTTCTCACAAGATACATCTGCTATCGTAGCCATCAATGGATCTGCTTTAGCAAATACATAGCAAACTGTAGCCATCATGGTTAGAAGATGTTGTATTCTTCGAGAAAGAATAGACATCCTACATTGCTTATCCGCTAACCCTAGTTGGTATTTACGCATAAGACCACTAATTTCCAAAGCGGATCGTTGAAGACCTTGAATGGCGTAGTTCGCGTGATCTACTATATTACTATTGAATCCTATTGGGCGAATCCCCTTCTTGGGAAGCATAGCTTCTTTGATTAGCCATTCGGCATAAGGCGTGAATGTTTTATAGTTCTTTATTATGTCTACAGGACTTAAGCTCTTCTTGCCTAGACCGGACATTAACTTCCCAACAGGTTCAAAAAAGGTGGAGCCATGATCTTTGACCAGACTTTTAAAGAAAGCCATGTTGAGCATATCTCCCTCCCCCTCATAAATCAAAGGGGCTAGGATATCGTAGATGTTGTCTCCGATAATATGACCGCCAAGAAAAGACCTTCCACCGTGGGTTTTCATGCACAGGTCGATGGCTGCTTCTTTCTGGCATTCTGATCCGAATGTTTTTGCTATGATGCATTCCAACTCTCCACGATAACCTTTATCTATAAGTCCAGAACACCAAGCAACAAGAGCGTCTGAAGAAAGTATATATCCCGCAAGCCTAGCAATCCGCTCCTGTACTAGCTCTCTATTCTTAATCGGCTGGCCGTATGTTGATCTATAGCTAGCCCAAGGGATCATAGAATGTAACATCGTCTTCATGCAACCCGATGCGTTAGCGCACAGAGAAATCCTGCCCAAGTTCAACCCATGATACGCTACAGTTAGGCCATCACCCCTGTCCAACTGTATTAGGTTTTCTTTGGGAACTCTGTGGTTCGTGAATATCAGTGAATTGTTATTCAGTCTTGCGAGTGCATGAATTTTATAGTGCCCAATGCTAAATGTGTCAGTATCACCGTCAGGAATCTCCACTAACAACACTTGAGGCTTATTATCTATCTGGCATACAACAGAAACAAGCCCCCCATAGTAAACATTTGTAATGAACAACTTAGTGCCATTCAAAACATAGTCGTCTCCGTCTATTTTAGCACACGTCTTCAACGCTGTCAAGTCCGATCCCGCGCAAGGTTCGGTCAAAGCAAAAGCAGACAGAAAGGTTCCATCAGATAAACCCGGCAAATACTTTTCCTTTTGAAGCTCATTTCCAAATGCTCTAACGGGGTCTACTGATCCTATGCAGCCATGGATCGAACACATACCAGCTACGCTAGGTTCAATCCTAGCCATCTCTGTAAGAAAGGAGGAGAACTCTGAAAAAGATAACGCTGGTTTATTTGGTAGAGGAACTAGTAGGCCAAAATACCCACCGTCTGCTAACGCAGTAATTAATTCGCCACTTAACTTACCGTTATCGTACAGCCTGCCTTCACTCTTAAACTGCTTTACAATATTAAGACAGTTGCTTAGCATAGCAGAGTTGGGTCTGTGAAAATCAAACTCAAAGAAATCCCTAGTAGGAAACTCTCGGTTCCATACAGCTTTAAATGATGGGCTATTCTTAGTTTGATGCTTATCATCAAACAGTTCCTCCACCTGATCGTCTGCTACATCTACCTTTCCTATACTGGTAGACTCTGCTGCGGTCTTACCGCTTAACTCCATCGCTGTCTCGGCAAAAGACTTTGCCATTTTTATCCCCTCTCACCGTTTAAAAATTTATTAACTAGCTCCCTGCATTTTTCACTTTTGACCAACCTCACAAAAGTCTCCCGCTCTAGTTTCAGCGACTCGTCCCTGTATAAAGTTCTGCCTTTTCTCAGAACTTCTAACGCCTCATAAGGGGAAGGGTATGCGTGAGGATCGCCAAACATTTTCTTTTGCTTTCTACCAATTGTACGCCTGACAATCGGATAGGTTATGTTGGCTCTCAGCTTGCCTAGCTTGGTGGGTCCAATCTTGCTGTTTCTTATATTGGACCACTCCAGCATCTCATCATTATTAAAGCTATAGATGAGATTATACGCCGAGTCTAATATTTTGTGTCTCTCTACTACGTCGTCTACTAGGCCGACTCGTAGAGCTTCTTGCTGTTTAATATTTCTACCAGTGCAAATAAGCTCGATAGCCTTGGTTGGGTAAATTATCCTCGGTAGTCTTGTTGTTCCGCCCCAAGCGGGGAGTATGCCCAGTTTTACTTCGGGGAGGGATAATTTGTTAAGTTGAAAGACATTATACTTTGGGTTTTCTGGAATAGGGTCTTTAACGAGAAGTCTGGATGTACAAGCCAAGGCTAACTCAAGACCTCCTCCCATGGCAATGCCATTTATGATAGCCACACTGGGAATGGGCAAGTCTTCAAGCCTGTTAAACAAGCTCTGCCCCCTCTCAACAAACCCGTCTATGACCGAGCTTGGAGAATCGTGAGCCTTGGCTATATCTTTTATATTAGCACCTACTATAAAAACGGGTTTGCCGCTTTTAATAACCAGACCTCGATACCCTCCCGCCTCAACTAAGGAGAGTAGAACCTCAAATTCGTCAAGAGTTTGGGTGTCAAAGAAGTTGTATGGTCTTTTTTGGTGATTAAAGACGATGTGATAGATACCCTTATGGGTATACCCCTCAAAATTACCCAATACTACTCCATTAAGCAGCATCATGCTCAATCCTCGCAAGTAGTCCTATCCCGTTGGGTACATGCCCCAAATAAGATAACCCAGTCCTAAACCTAACGCAAACGTGAAGAAATTATAAAAGCTGACTATAAATAAGTCCAATATGTCGTACCGTCTAAATGCCCCCTTTGGCTTAGCCGATACCTTCGGTAGCCCCTCTTTAAAATCCGTCATAGGTCGTCCTCCAAATAAACCAAGTAGTACGCCGACCAACCGGCAGGGGTTGGGGGAGACTAACCGCAATCTGAACGTGGGGTTAGATTTGGGCTAGTCCCTTCTGTCATCCATCTAATTAATTCTTCGCTTACTATCCTTTGTTCCTGTTTTTCCTTCCTCGCGTCCTCGTCTTGTGGGTCTTCGTTATTTTTCATTATATCACTCCGAACACCTTGAGGAAAACACAGATGCCTGTCAGGGCAGCTATAAGACCAAAAACAGTTCTCATTAATTCCATTGTGTGATTGTGGTTATCGAGCCATTTTTCAAAGTCACTTTTATTACCGGACATAGAAAAACTCCAAAAAGAATGCCCATAGAAACATCAGTACACCAATTATCACATTAAGGGCATGCCCGGTTATGGCAAAAAGAATTAAATTGGTAACACCAAAAAACACACATAGATTTTTACTTAGGTTGAGTTCCATTTCTCGGGAACATCCTTCTTTTAATAGGCTTGATGAGGTAATGCCCAATGAAACCCCCTATCCTTGGCATCCCTAAAGAGGTACGCAAGTAGTTTTCAAGGCGTGTCAGGGGGCAAATCTCCCTAGTGAATATGACGGTTAAAATAAAGCTATTTATTGGCATCCACACCCACAAAGGGTATATAAAAGGAAGGACAAAAAACGCCAGAATATTAATGCTTATAACGGCGGTATGAAAAGCAATAAGGGCTAGGAGGCAGGTCTTTTTAAAGTAGTCTCTTGGAGGGGTTTTTGAATACAAAGCCTTTAGCATTTCTAGGCTGACTCTTATAGAGTCGTCGTCAGTTTTCTGACCAATCTCTTGTTCCAGCCGAGCCGTTAATTCTCGGGCCTGTTCCTCATCTAAAAATTCATCCAGTATCTCTGATATATTCAGTGCTTGTTGCTGAGTATCCATCCCTAATTATCTCCTAACTAATAGTGCTTATTCTCCTTGAGATTATACACTATCCCTTCTTCCTGTTAGTATAAAAGCGTCCATATGGGCGGGTTCTTCCTTATTTACTGGAACAATTGCTTTTGCGCTGTGCCATAATTCTCTGTCATCAATAATGACAAAGACTCCCGGTTCTAGACTCTGGCTAAAAAATGGGTATCCTACCTTGTCTGAAAACAACAGGGCTTCCCCACCTAAGACATTAACCCTGTTGATACTAAATATCCCCACAGCGTCAAATCCATCCTGATGGACTCCTTCCGGTGATACCGGCACAGCTTTTTCATGAGTGGAGATTCTCATTTGATGAGCCTCAACCTCTTCGTGGTGTAAGTCGGCAATATTCCTGAATAGGTTGACTGCGTGTGTGAAGCCCTCACTAAAAAAAACATGGTCCTCTATTGGGTCAAACTTGCGAGTGGCGTCTCCCTGATATTTATTAAAATCTGACGACTGTGTAAATTCTGTGTTTTCTAGTTTGTCTCCATAGGCCCCAGCTACTGAATAGCGTCTGAGCCTAAAAGCGCCGTCCTTGTGGGCTGTGTGGGGCAGGTCTTCAAAGCTGGGTTGTAAATGCCTTACAAATTCCTCCGGTAGCTCGTCTAAGATTAGTTTATGCACTTCTAATCCTCCTTAGTGGATTCCATTAGTTTTTTCACAGAGTTCTGACAGAACCCTTTGTCTCCACGCTCTATAAGTTCGATAATAACTCCCCCCGTTTCCTCTAGGGGCTTAGTAAAAATTTGCCTCAGTTTATCGTCTGGGCAATCAATAACACCATCTGATAGAAATTCTACCCCAGCTTCTCTCCACTCGTCAACAACTTCTTCTATATTTTTTACCCTGTAGGCTATATGATGTATCCCGCCGTTCCCACGCTCATTAACCCAATCGTCTACAATAGAGCCGGGGCTACCCTCGGAGATAAAAATCTCTGGGCCATCATGCACAAGGGTGACAGGGACAAGGGGCGAGACTAGGGCATAACATTCAGCAACCGAGCCGTCGTCAAACTCTACGTCAAACTCAGCCCCAACAGTGTACCCAAACATCCTCTGGAAAAATGAAGCAGATTTGTGTCTATCTTTTACTCTGTAGGCTATGTGATCTAAGTTCATATCTACCCTCCTAGTCGTCGTGATGTGATCCGTCGCGGTCTTCCCCGAAGCACACCTCTTCCCAATTCTGCTTCTCCATCGCCTTGCCTTTCTTGTTAGTCCAGCAAAACGCATTCCTCAACTGAGCCTCTGTGAGATCAAAAGACATGCCATCTGTCAGCGTGACAGTTATAGTATTGCCATCTGATACAACATGGTCTATCATTATAATTCCTCCTTAACTATTCTACCACGAGCATCGCTATAATATACACAATCTATATTGAGTGCTTTCATAACAGAATTACAAGCCTTGCAGGGGTTGGCATTTTTTAGAATAAATCCCTGAGAAACCCTAAGAGAAACAATGCTGAAGCTATTGTCAACATATGTTTTACCAAAAGCCTTCGATACGGCGTCTATCTCCGCATGAATGAAAGGGTATTTTTTTTGCTGTTCAAGATTATATCTCTGAGCAAAATACAGGGCCTTGGCAGATTCTTTAGTTGTATTATTCTGCCCTATAGACACTAAGCGGTTCTTTTTAAACAGGAACGCAAAGTGGAACGGCTGGTATTTTTTCCGTTTTGAATACGCATCTGGGAATAAATCAAATGCCAGCTTTACACTTTTATCTACTATCTTTGTCATTGTTCTTATGCTTTTTTTCTAACTCAAGCAGCCTGTCGTGTTCCGCTCTGGGTACAAACTTGTATACGGTTGTCTGCTTTTTTCTCAAAGATAGACACTCTGGGCATTTACCATGCTCCCCCGATGACTCATGCCTGTGCTTTTTGAGGTAGTGGTAGGTTAACTCCTCTGTGTACATAGAGGTGTATAGATGAGCCTTGTGAGACTTTAGTAAAACCAAAACGGCGTTCATTTCCTCGTTTACAGTAAGCGTTTCATCTGGCTGTGTGGCTGGAGCTTGATCTTGGGGGATGGGGCGAGACGAGGGACGCTTCTCGAAAGACCTAAGTTCTTCAAGCCTGCCTACAGGAACTGATACCAAGCTGCCGGTATTTTTATTTTCTGCGAGGTCTGAACACTCTGGACACAGGCTGGAGGAAGTCGTGTGAGGCTTAGCGTAATGAAAATTTCTCATCTGGGTATCACTAAGGCAATAATGGTAGTCCTCAATTTGTCGGATGGTATCATATATACTGTTTAGTTTATCATCAATTTTTGCCCTGTTCTCGGACTTTTTCTTTTCACGCCTCACTCGCGCCTGTCCCGCAGTGTATCCTAGAACTAGAAACAATCCAGTTACACACAGCACCACAGATAAGTTAAAGGTTCGGCTTGAAAGCATATTCTATCCTCCTAATGGTGAGCGAATAAAAAGCACCGGCGGGTTGCCCCGCCGATGCCGTCCCCCTTTAACTTATATCCACATTAAGCGAAACTGGCATGTTTGCTAGGGTCATGTGGTATATGCTTCAGGGGTACAAGGTGGTCAAAGTGTAGTCTCTCCGTTGGTGCTGCTGGGGGATAGAGCCTTGCAGGAGGCTCATCGCTGGCCGGAGGAACCAGTCTGTAGAATCTTCCCGGCTTATAACGAAGCGTGGGAAATTCAAAGTAAAAGAGTCGGGGTTGGGGAATACAAATCCTTGCCCTTAAAGGGGCGGTGATTACTTCTCCCAGCCCTCTAACCGTAGTGCTAACTCCCCCAATCACATTCTCACCTGTGTCATGGAGAAACACTCCGGCTCCCAATAGCACATCACCGGGTGTGACACACCTAAACTTCACCCCCTTGCCGCGATCACCTGCGGAGCAGTCGTTAGAAAATCCGCAGAGGGTGAGAGCGATAATACACATCAACATACGCATAGTATAGTTCCTTTCCTATTAAGCTGTAGCGTACTTATTAACCTTGTCAAGTACTTCCTTGACTCTACCAAGTTTAACAGCAACTTCTCGTCGCCATTCATCCGATCTAGCTTCCTGCTTGACATATTCGACTTCGTTCTTGGTCATGTGGACCGATGTTTCAAACTTGTCTTGGAACAGGGAGACAACCTCATACTTGCAGCAGCGAAGCTTCTGAAAGCGTGAGCAAGTAGGAACGCTGACAACGTCCTGTGGATTCACCTTGCAGATAACGATCTGGTTTCCACCGCCACCGCCACCACCGTCACCGTCAGGATCGCTTGCGCTGATGTCAACGCCTCCGTAACTGGCAGCGTAATCAATTGCTCCTACATGCAACCCGTTAGAGCATCCCATGTCACGGTTACTATCGACGTTGCCACGAGGAACCTCGACGGTTGATCCCACAGAGTTGTCAAAGCTGTGTGACCACAAATCCTTGAAGTTACTATCAACAGCCTTGTATGCCAAGAAGCACCCATCGGCGGTGATTGGCATGTGCTTGTTGTCCATGAAATCGAACAACTCCACAATTGACTGGTCAGAAGGATTATGGCTCAGGTTATCCAAGAAGTTGAGCATAGGTTCAAACGGAAAGCCCTCTTGAATCATATCAAGAATACGATCAGTGAACATTTCCGGCATGGGAATTCCATCCCAAGTGAGCTTGCTGTTATTACAGCTAACGTAGCCCTCACAGAAGTTCTGGATGCGTGAGATAACGTCGTAGGACGCTTCAAAATATTCAACATTTCCGTTCTTCAAATAAGCCACCAGCTTATCGTAGCTTGGGTGGTTCTTGCCGAAGACATACGAGTTCTCGGCAACAGACGCGCTTACGGTTCCATCATTTGCAATTACATACTTCATCTCAAGTTCTCCTGTCCTAGTTTTTTTGTCACACACTATTGTAGTGTATGAACACCTATTTGTCAACACAATTTTCTACCAAGTCGATATATTTTGCACAATCTTCCTTCTTGTCACCATCCATCCAGTAGCCTCCGCTGGCATGCTCAAGCATCGGGTATTTCTCAAACTCCTTGTCGAATGGGATAGCGAACTTCTCGTCCTCATCCTCGACTGTCTCCCATTCACACTTCTCGACTGAGGGGCAGCGATCAATGAGCCTTTGTAGGGTACGCATTTCCGATTCAATGACCTTAATTTCTTCCACATACTCGTCGTACTCAGCCATGATGCTCTTGGCTTTGTTGTCAGTCTTGGTCATCCCCAAAACGTCCCTAAACTTACCGTTATTCTCATTAGTAAGGTCGTACTGAGTATACACCCTGATAATATTGTCAAGATGATCTTCTCTAGCCTTACTAACTGCGTCTTGAATAACCTTGTGTCCCAGTGTCCAGTTCTCTCGGCTTCCGAGATTCCTATTAGTGGCAACTGATGGCTTGATCAGGTAGAAGGCATGCTCTGACAGGTCATACCCCATGCTGTCAAGAATCTTGATGGCATCTGCCAATGCGGTGATTCCCCAGTAGGTTCCACCAAAGTGAACATCCCCCCTAGACTCCTCAAAGTAGTGAGCATTTTCGTACTTGACGCTCATGTTGCACACTACAAAGCTACCAAGCTCATGATCGTAAACCTGAGCATGCACAGCCGGGCCACCACCACCAGACGAGGATCGGTCATAGACCATCTTGGGGAGGTCTGCGGTGAAGATAACGTCTTCCTCCGTTGCTCCACCAAGAAATTCGTAGAATTCTGCTGGCGAGCCATTTTCCCCGACACGATGGCAATAGATGGTAGCACCATTGTTTCCCTCGTTCTCCTTGATATACCTTCTAATTCGGCTAATCCCGCCTTTTTTCAGGTTGTCCACAACCAGCTTGATATCACTGGCGAAGTAAACATTTTCAAGCCCATGATCAATATCCACCTTCTTGTGCCAACCATTAGTGGAGTAACGAGTAATGCTAATAAGTCTATTACCATCTTTGGTTGGAACGGTAACCTTGTTTCCGATCATGGTATCAAAGAGGTCTTCTCCATTCCAAACAGGAGACTGGTCAAGAGCTTTCATCGCAGAGGCAATCGCAGAACACTGACTCTGAATGCTCACATACTGCTGACGAGCAGCGAATAGGGTTGGTTGATCAGCAATCTGCTGCTCGATGGTATCATTGACCTCAAGGAGAACGTCTTTAACAGCCTGCTTGATAGCTTCCTTGGTAGCACTGTTGTATGACAGAGATTCTCGGCTAGGCGTAATGTCTACGTCTCCGATGTTGAGATACAGATTAAGACCCTGAGCATGCCACAGAAAATTGTGGGCTTGCTGGTCTTCGTCAGGCAGGTTGTTCGTAAACACTTGGGAGTTATCAATGGGATAAGGAATCTGTCCCATAATGATATAATTATCATACTGACCAGTTTCAAACTCCCAGTTCTTTCCAGACAGAGCGATCTCACCATCGTCAAAATTAATTTCCCCCCCAACAAAGTTGGGTCGAACAGTGAAGAACTTGTAAACTTCTTGAGCTTCCTCCTTGAAGTTCCATACGTCGTCTGAGTCCACCGCTAGAGAAACCTTAATCCCATTAGGTTCGTCAGTCTCTACCTCGTCCAGAAGGGAGAAGACGGGATTAGAGTTCTCGTCTCTGTATGCGGTGTACAGGCGGCGAGTGCCGTCCAGATACGCTTCCACGGTAAAGCTATCAGCGTAGGCGAAGGGAGCCTTGCTGCCCAAACCAAGACAACCGACAGCTTCGTTGCTGTCGTTGCGAGTGCTGCGGAAGTACGTTGTGTACAACTGCATGCAGTCTTCATGCGACATGCTCGTGCCGTAGTCACGAACATGGAACACAGGCTCAAGGCGAGTAGGCATATGTACGTCGAAAGGCTTGTCAGCGACTCCTGCCTCTATATGGGAGTCGTAGGCATTCGTAGAGAGTTCACGAATAACTGCCTTGACCTTGTTTGAATAAAGTCCATCAGACAGAATGAAAAATGCCTTAGCAGAGGCCTCAATACTGAAGCCAGACTGCTCAACGATTCCAGATTTCTCAACGACGTTTGTTCCAGTGTGAAGTTTCATTTCCTAGTCTCCAAAAAATGCCAGTTTCTTTTTACGCCTTTTATTGTACATTATGTATCGGCGTTGTCAAGTGTCTACCTTCAACTTTTTTTCTTTTTTTTCAATTCAGCTAGACGTTCCTTCTTTTCCTCTACCCTTGCCTCAAGCTGTTCGTTGTCGGAAAGTATCTTGAGTACTTCAACCTGTAGCTTCTCAAGGAGGGCTAGTTGTTCGTCTATTGTCATGTTTAACCTTTCTCGTAGGGCCATCTCTCTGCGAGAATATCATTAACCCCCTCTATGTCAACCAGCCACCTGCCATACATTCCGGTTTTGCTGGTCATTATAGTTACATAACCTTTGTCATTCTTGACTAACTCTAAAAGATTTTCCAGAGCAGCGGTAGCCACTTCGTAATCTGGCTTGCCACGATTCGGCGTGTCCACTTTTAATAGTCTTCCCCTAATTCTTATAGAAACCTTGAACCCTAAGTCAACATCAAAGATCGCGGTGTCGCCATCTATACACCTCACAAGTTCAGCCCTGTATGTATACATTTTAGTCTCCCATGAACCAGTCTTGCCAATCGGCAATAAATGAAAATAAACCAACCGCTGCTATTATTGTTATTAGCCAGCTAGGTAACATTCGTTCTCTCCTCTATGGCAGATTGTCGTCATGGCCCCGCATTTCGTTATAGTATTCTTCTTCATTTATGGCGCAGTCGTAACATTTATATACTACCGTGTTGTCTGTTTTGTAAGTTTTATACACTACATCGCAACTGTATCCACAGTCTTCACATGCAAATAAGCCATAAATAGGTTCATTGCTCATCTTTATCCCCCCACTTATCAACCATTCGTTGCGCTATAGCTTTTGTGTCATACCACTCTATCATATTATTGAGCCTGTACGACACATCAGCAATCTCGTCTTGAATTTTAGAGTGATAGTCTTTATGTGGCTTATTATATTGCTTAACTAGCTCAGAGGCAAGCTCAAGCATCTCCTCGGTTAGTTTATTAGCGTCATGCTTCCAATCTTCATTATTGTGCATCTTCAATCTCCTTCTCCACCTTCACACAATAATTATGAACTCGATACTCACCAAGGAATTCTTCTCCCGGCTCAGTAAATCCATGTTCACGGCCTTGTTCGTTAAATAGAATACCCTGAGTCCAGCATGGTTCCTCATCTGGTTCTTCACTGGTAATTACTTGCACTACCATAAAATACTTATCAAGAAAGTGAACTTCCTCATCGAAGATAACTTCACCCCTGCCGCAACCTGTAGGTGGCTCCTCACACCATCTTCCTAATTGATCGGCCAATGGTGGGTCAACTGTCATTACTTCATACATCTTCTCTCTCCTTGGTCAAGTTGCGAATAACACATCCTTGGGTTTCCCCCCAAGTTTCGCATAGCTCTGTAAATTCGAGGTCTAAATCGTCATCAACATTCCAACCTAAACCATCAGTAATTTCAGTAGGAAGGGGAAGAAAGTATTGACTATCAAGTTTAACTAACTTAACTACTACTCCTGCCGACTCACCCTTTTTTGGGCCTCTTGATTCATCACTCATCTTCAACCCCTACAAGTAAAAAGGGAAACGCTTTCTCTAGATCTTCTAGCGTTTGGTCGGTAGCATTTGCCAATTCTTCACACTGTAAGTGGCACGAAGGTTCAACCAAATAGATGTTGCTGGCGATGTTTGTCAGCAGCTTATTGGTCGCCTTAGTATCCATGTGGGCGTAAGTAATAGCATCAACCTGTTCGCTTGTCAAGTTACTCATCTTCAATATCCTCTCTGCAAAGTTCACAAACAACTACTTCAGTCCCATTGGTATCATACATCCTATAAAACAGGAGGTCTCTTGTATAGTCTTCTTCACATATCTGACAGAATATCATCTTCAATCCCCTTAAGTTAAGCAAAGATACCATTGGGTGAACCGGACCCCGCCACAGTCAGATCTGTTAGGTCTCCATCTTCGTACTTAATATAGTAGCTACCAATTATTGAATAGCTGGGGACGCAAGACTCTTTAGCAATTGCTTGGTCCCACACATTAACCCTGTAATGATTTCCCCCTACGTCGTTTATGTCAATTTTGTGAAGGTTTTTAACGTCTCCAACGAGCAACTTTACGTCTTGTTCAATTCCCATGCCAGTCTCCTTTTTTTGTTCTTTCAAAAGCATCCCGATCAATTTTCAACTACATTGTATCACTTATTTTTTGTTTGTCAAGAGAAAAAAGTGGAGGCGGCGGGAATCGAACCCGCGTCCTGAGTAGTTTCCACAATAGCATCTACATTGGTAGTTCATTGTTATCGCACAACAAACAAAGCTAACCTGATTAGTTTAGCTGGAACGATCAGATGGCCCGTATCCAGCCTAAGCATATTTTTTAAGGAAACAGGCAAAACCTTGTTTGGCTTGATTGGTTAATAAGGCTCAAGCCAGCCCCAAGCTACACTAGGCAGCTAACGCGAATTGCTTTTCGGCAATTAAGTTTTAATCGGCTTTTATACTGGCCCACCGATCAACCAGTCAATGCAACTATTATTTTCACTAACAGTCGAAACCATGCGCCCCCTTATTAAATGAAACTGTCCCAGTAATTTAGTTGTCCTTCGCTGATGAGTCTTTCTTTCTTGTTTCCATACTGGTCTCTCCCCTCCAGATCCTTAACCTCCCTCCAGACATCATCCCATCCGTCTTTATCATCCCCTGTGACCCTAGCGGCTTTGTCGTCTATGTAAAGCTCTCCGGCTATCTTACCCATGTAGGCGTGGTGGTATTTAACACCGTTTTCATCTAGCCATTGTAGCCATTCTGTATACCCACGCTCATACTGCCTATGGATATTTCCATGTTCACGATCTCCATACCTAGCAGTATGGAGAACAACGGTATATTTCCCGCTATCATACAACTTGTTTACTTGGTCTATCCCGTGTTTCAGTGGCCCAGCGTCGGCGTAAATTCCCCCATGTTTCTTATCGGCTATTACTCCGTCGCAGTCCACGATTATTGTTTGCATTTGCCCCTCCGTTGATTTTATACCGGCCATTTCGGGATGCTGGGTTGCCTCCGTCCTTTAGTTAAAATCTTCCAGCTACCTGACGAAAAGTACTTCTTTTCTGTTATTTTTTCAAGCCTGTCTCTAAGTTCTTTGATGTCCTTGACATATGTTTTAATCATCGACTCGTAATCTACACTGGTTCCTTGTATTTCTAGTCTGCTTCTATGAGCAATTTTTATACCACGTTCAAATTTTCTTATTTTATATTCTACAGTCTCAATCTCTCGCTGTCTTTCTTCCATTTAAAGTAGCCCTGACAGGACTCGAACCTGTAGCCTTCGGTTTAGAAGACCGATGCTCTATCCAGTTGAGCTACAGGGCCATGACGATTTTAAAAAGGGGGTAGTCCCTGTTCTTCTTCGTTGAGAAGCCCCTGCCCAAGACTTTCAAGAGCATCTAGTCTATCTTCTGCATCAACTAGAATATCAAGAGCCTCGTCCAAGTTTTTGTACAAATCTCCGGTAGAATGATCACCAATGCCAACGGCGTCATGCAGTAGAAGGTTTAAGGATGCCAGAGCTTTGCTCTTGTCAGTCAAGGCTTTATTCTTCATATAATCAAGTGCGTGACTCTCGTAGCTCATATTTTTTTCCTTTGCCAAGTGATTTCAATATATTGTACCAAATTAATCGGAGATGTCAATTATTTTTCTGTTTCCTACCTTTTAAAGTATTGGATATTCCATGTATCTCTTTAGATAGCATTACGATACTCTGCTGAGATTGAATATCTACTCCATCAAACCAAGTCTGAGTAAGAGAGATCTCTGTCCCACATTCTGAGGTGTAAACTGTTGTTTCCCAGTGATGAGTGCCCATGGACTCATCGCACTTGTATATTAATTTACCCATTTTTTCTTCTTAAGGGGAATGTAGGAAACTGAAGACTGTCCTTTGTAATACTTTTAGTGCCTGTCTTTTTAGTGGTTCCGCCATTACCCTCAACTGGGAGTTCTAGTATCTCAGACAAAGTAGGCAGTTTGTGACTCTTATCAATAGCCCATGAAATATTATTTTTCGCTGCGTACTTCTTCATCCGTCTTACAGGAACTATAAAGTTGAATGTCTCTCCAGCCCCTCTAACAAGCATTCCAACGTATTGTCCAGCCTTGTCTCCTGATCTCTCGCTCAAGAAGACTCCTCCACCGCTTGAGCCGGGGAATGCGGGAACTGTAGTCTGATCGAATACAACTCCTTCTCCCGAGCCAAGGTCTAAAACTCTACCAACGCTTGACATTATTCCTCGCGTCATAGAATTACTTCCTACTTGGCCTAGTAGGGAGCCGACATGGTATAATTCTGTACCTATCGGCACTGGCTCTCCACTGCCGTTATAGAAATCAGTGTTGTCGGTTATAAAACTTCTCTTTCTTATCATTAATAGTGCCAAGTCTTCGCCGTTTTCGGAATCGCTATACTTAATAACCTTAGCGTACATCACTGACTCCCCTACCTTGCGGCCAGCTTCTATATGTTCTTGTACAATCTGAGCATCCTTAAATTCTACAACAGGAACCGTTTTCCCGTTCTGTACTACTAGTCTCACGTTACGAAGGTTGTCTATAACGTGTGCCGCCGTCCAGACAAAGTTTAATTTCTCTGTCTTGTTAGGGCCTGTTTTAACTTCCCTCGTAATAATAACTCCAGACCCCTCACTAAATCCAGACTTAACTGTTACCGATACAGTTTGCAGTTTTTCCGAGAGGGTTGGTTCAGCAGCATTCACCTGAATTACTGAAACTAGTAAAAGAATTAGTGATAGCGAAAGTCTCTCAAGCATGGCGGTCTCCCTTGCGTTGTTTATAGTATTGTTAGTCCTTATCCTTATCCATCATTCTCCGCAGATACTCCCTTGTTATGTCGTCGTCAGGTACGATTACGTCGTCCTCGTGCTGCTTAAATCCTTTCTCAGATACTATCCAATTAATACCAGCGGTTGCCATCATCATTTTATTAGAGGCATTAACGCAAGCATCTAGTGGGTTGTGCGCACTAACGATAGTATTCCTGTCTAAGCAGGTAACATAATATTTAGGCATGTCCCGTACCTTCTTCTTGAAATAAATCTCTGAGCATAGCAAGGCTTACCTTTAAAGAGTCATTATCACTATCTCTCCCCACTTCCATGTAGAGCCTTTCAGTAACTTCTTGAGCGTCGGATAAACTGAGATAATCTGTCATAATGTCACATATTTTAGTAGCTTCCTGTCTACTGGTTGGCATACAGCCTCCCTTCACGTTAAAGTGTTCTTCTGTTCTTCAGCTTTCTTTTCGCTGTCGTAAGGGCCGAATAACTGACCATGATGAAAGTAATACCACCCCTTACCGTCATACCCAATAGTTCCAGTCTCTGGGTATGAGTCGCATTCAAACCTAGGGTCCATTGAATAGTATTTTACCTCTCCCACTATTCGATCTCGCCCTTGTCACAGTTGATTCTTATTTTGTCTTTTATATCATATACTATAGTAGGTCTTCCTCTACCTCCATCTTTCAGGTTGTCAGCTTTACACGCAACCCTAGCATTGACAAGAGCATTTATAATATTGCTAGCCTGTAGGTAGCTCATGTCAAATTTTTTTGCGAACTCTTTACATGTCATCAACATTATACATTGTCTCATCGGTTTGTCAATGTGAATTCTTTAGAATAAATCATCCTAACAGGTTATACACCAATTTTTATTATTAATCTGATCCACGCTTTCGCCTGTTTCTTTTTCCCCAAGACCAGAGTTTATTTAGCCAGTCTTTCCTGTAGGAACATTCACAGTCCTTTAACCGAAACCATCTTTTAAAGCGATCCTCTGTAATACCCAGCTTGGTTAATACGACTTCTACTAGATCACCAAGACCATATATACCCTTGTCGTCCATTTTTCACGTTATCTTTATTAAATGTGGGATTTTCTCCCATTTACTCTCTTTTCTACCTTGACATCGTGGGGACGTTGCCCAATTAAACAGTAAGTATATGCCTTTCTAGGGGATGTTATATATACTCTTATATACAGTATATACCATATTAAAAACACCCCTATACCTATACAGATATAAGGGTGCGGGGGATGAGGAGTTTTGGGGATTTAAGGTCGTGTAGCCACGACAAGTAATATAAATGAATCCTCCACCAATCCCTTTATGCTTCTAGTGCTAATTCAACAATCATTAAGTAATCATCTACTTGTGAAGGGGTTAATTCAACACCTTCTTCTGATAGACAAGTACGCCAGTATAACCGTTCCTTAGTATTCATTTCAGTCAACTGAGCCATTTGATCACCTGCTATACCTTCAGGTTCAGACAACTGTTCTATAAGGTCTTGATATGTATCCCAAGCATCCTCTACATCAGTCTTTGTAAGAGAATCAGTCATTGCAGACAATGCTTTAGTGAACTGTATTTTGTTCATTATTCTTTCTGTTCTTTTTAAAGGCAGAGGATTTTTATCTTATTATAGGTTTATCGCACACGAAAAACAACCGAAATGTCCGAAATTTTACGAAAAGCTCCCAAACGGCGCTGATAATTATACCAGATCGCTTGGAAATCAACCTACCCTTTTCTTCCTTCTATGTCTAGGTTTAGCGAGTCTTACTTTGTGAGGGCGCCTGATTATCATATCAACAATCGGGCTGGGGTACTCGTCCCCGGTAATCCTAACAGTAGACGTTGATCCAAACAGTCCTCCCGGCCAACAATGGACCACAGACATCTCTATTCCATCCTTACCCTCGAAGATACCATAAACTTTCCATTCGCCCTTCATACTATCCATGCTCACCTTTACACCATCCTTGTTGATCCAATATGGACCCTTGCTGATTTTAATAATATCTCCTATTACTATTTTTATCCGGGGGCTGAGTTGGTAGTGTTCCAAGACGGTTCGCTTCTCTATATATCCCCATCCATGTGGGTTGTCTTTAGTCGGCGGTACAGGCATAGGCTCCTCCTACACATACCAGTTTTCACTGGCTATGGTTATATGGGTTGATCAGGGTAATTTAGGCGAGACAAGAGTATCTCACGATCCATTATGATTATAGCATATTGGTAGACTCGTGTCAAGCACAAAATCGAAAAAATGTGTTTTTCACTGGCTATGGTTATATGGGTTGATCTTGGTAGATGGGCTGAGACGGACTGGTAGCACGACTCGCTGGCGGGCTGACATATATATCAAACCGCTGGCGGGGGCAGGGTGGATGACCGGGCATGTTCAGGCGATACACTCCCTCCAAATAAGACGCGATGCGGATTCAAAAAGTTCCCGTTTTCGCTGGCTGTGGTCATATAGGTTGTAACGGGCAGGATGGGGTAGGACGCTCCCACCCCACCGTCAGGATGCTGACAATGGTATCAGGTTGATGACATAGACCTGCCTACCCCCATTATACCATGTATCGGCAGAATGTCAATAAGTCTTTAGCCTGAAAGGACTTACGTCGACTCCATATATATTTAGTTGAATGGCACGATAATTGCTCGCGGAAAATGACGTAAGCCGTTACGAGGCAAGGGGTTAGGTCGAGGTCGCCGGGGCGGCGCCGCCCTAAGTTACTATACCAGAACGAGTTACGTCGATATATAAAAAAACCGGCGACAAGGGGAAACCCCCTGCCACCGGCCCAACGAAAGGGAATCGTTTAGCTAGACAGCCGCCGCAAAGATTTTCTCAAAATCCTTGTCTTGCAGCGAGTCAGCCCGTGCCAGAATCGCAGCCCATCGGCTTGCGTTAGTCTCCATCAGGTTGCCGCCAAGTTCATCGAACTTGACCCAAGTGGTGTTGTCGAACTTCTGCCCTGCTCGCGTGATCGCGTTGACCACTCCAAACAGGTTACGCTCTTGGGTTTCAAACTGAGCGTACTGGTCGAGAACTACAACCGCTTCCTTCTTGCCCAATCGCTCATCCTTGCAGATCGCTGCGATGATGTTCTTCATCGAAACGTCACCGTTTTCCAGTTCCCGCATGGCGAGAAACTGCGTGATGCCGTTGGGCAGCAAAGGCAATTGGTATTCGATGTTCTGACCGATTTCCACCTTCAGAGCATCAAGATCAATCGTGCCGATATGACGACGGTTGATCTGCTTGCCTTTGACCTGCCCCCAAATGCAACCATTGAGGCAGATGGAGCGGAAAAGGCTAGGAGCCTGTGAGACACGACGCTTGCCGATTTCGCAGTTACCAATTGAGATCATCCCGCCGTAGTCGGAATCATCATCAGTGCCATAGTCCAGAATGGTATCAGGCAGCAGGATGTTGCCAAAGATAGTATCCTCGTCACCCTTCCAGTGCGACAAGCGACCTTCTGGCAGGAATTCCTGCAACGTCTCAAGATACCAACGGTTGTCAATCGGGGCATACTTGTCGGTGACGAAAGCTCGACAAGTGCCATCGGTGTAGGTCCGCAGTCGGTACTCTTTGTTCTGATCCAATCGACGCAGAGCATTATTAGCAAGGCGGGTCATGCAATCGCCGTCCTGATCGTCATAGTCGTCGGCATTGCGGAGTTCTCGCATCACGCTGGACGACGGAACCTTTGCACGGATAGCGAATTGCTCAATCGCGTGATCCGTAGGTGCGAACTGTCGCCCTTCGACCTCAAAGACAAAATTGCCGTCACCGTCCAAAATTGCTTCGATGTCTTTGACTGGAGCCAGAATATCCTCTCGCTCATCAACGGCCATCTGTGCCTGATCGAGTGCCGTATCATAGTCGATAGTCGAGGCATACCAGTCTTTGTGAACGTGGGTATTCTTCTCGAACCCCGTGCCCGTCTGCCCTTGCAGGTTGCGGACAAAGCTGCCCTCATTCTTGTCGGCGGTCATTTGCAGTTTTTCGTAGTCGCTCATAGTAAAGCCTTCCGTTGTAAAGAGTTTGCGTGTGTGCTATTCATTATAGCAGAGAGAACCCAAAAGTCAAGCGTCTTTGTTTTCCTGTTCAAGCTTTTCGTACTTCTCCAGAATTTCACGCAGCATGTCGTGAGCCTCGTACTCATGGTTGCTGCCGGTGATATCAAAAACAACGTCAATGTCGTTCCAGAGTTCTTCAAACGCTTTCTTGTAGTTCATGCTCATGTCTCCCATTATATCATATATATCGGCATTGTCAAGGGGGTGGCTTGAGATGTTTTCTAGTTTTGTGGGAATAGTTGTAAGTCGTTGGTATCAAAGGGGTTACGGCTACGCCGGGGGGCCGTTTTGTGATATTATTTATCGTCCTC